ATTTACCTGTGACAAACCCCTTACGAAGATTGGCTATTTCTTTTCGTAATTCTGTTGCCTCTCTACCTTGGCGAATGATTGATCCTGAGATAGACTGCATTATCTTAGTTTGAGAGACAATATTTTCTTTTTGATCTTTCATCAAATCTAAAAATTGTCTTCCTTCGGCGGTGCTTTGTAATTGTGGTAGTGCCATTTATTATCTCTTAAGTGATTTCTTTTGTTTTAATCTCTCATTTTCTTCATTCATATGATTAATCAACATAGTAACGTATATATCTCTTTCCCACGGTATCATATTTTCTATTTCAGTTAATGAGTATTTGTGATTCTGCATTAACGAAAAATTTAATTGAAAATAATTAAGTAAACCTTCATGGGAAAGAGTTAGACGAAAAAATTTTGGAGACCCTCCAATTTAATATTATTATGTGTACCACATTTATCACAATCTTTTTCTATATGCTGTACAACCTTTGGCATAGTTAAAAAGAATTGTTCTAACTTCTCAAACTGTTCTTTTGAGAATGAATTAACAAATTCTATTAATTCTTCATTGGTATAATCATTATATAATTCTTCTTCGGTAAAAACTGTACTAATGCATGAACACAACATTTCCACAATCTTATCAGATTTGAAGTTTTGATATATTTCTATCATTTCTTCAAATTTTGGATAGCGCATTTCTATACCTATAGTATCAGTAATAAGTATTCGTTGCGTGTGGTCGGCCGATCTTTCGATTGTTGCCTTTGTAAGATCCATTTCCGCATCTATTTTGT